CGCCTCAAATCAGAGCACGAGTTCAAATCGCCATACCAAACATTAGGCGAATAAAACCGTGCAAGAAATTTCACACCCAGTTCTCCTTTCCGAACCACAATCCCGGTGAGTTCCTGACCCACGCGTTTTGCTGCATCCTCCAACTGTTTGACAGGAACTCCAGCAGTGATCCCGTCATCCCCTCCGTAAATGCCCAAACGTTGGTACGCTTCTTTCGGTGGCACACCTGCCATGCGGAAAGCCAAGTAAACAATGAATGCATCATCCACTGTATTGAAACTTGACGTCTCCGCCGACCCCGATGCTCGTGAATAATGCGTCGCATATTTCACGCCACGGGTGGTGTGAGCGTCCAACCCATACTGGGACTTGAGCAACTCTGCCAACTCAACATGGTACTGGCGTGCGAACAATCTCATGGCACAGACAAATTCCAGTTCACGCAGAACCTTGGAAATATGCCCATCCATCTTGACGAAATCGCCCATAACTCCATAGGGAGCATCTCGTAGTATTTCTACCACACGTGCTGCTACTTCCCTAGGAGGCATGCCAAATGCGTACCAGCGAGCACTTTTCATGTGCTCAGCTACCGTGTACAGGTAGCGAGAGTAGTCCAGTTTGTCGACTCCGTTGATCGTAGAAATGATGCGTGGCGGTTTCAGCCCCCCATAGGATTCCTTCTTGATAAAGGACTTAACCATGCGTAATGGGTTAAACGACACGGTAGCCTCTTCAAGGATTCTCCTCTGGGTTGGTCTGGGCTGATGCTCAAACACATCTTCAACATCCAACGGGTGCGCCTGATGCGGTACAGGCACAAAATGTTCCGCAAACTCACGGATGCACCGTGTCAAAAACAAGTCCGGTTCCACCTCAGACCTGCATTTTGTCACACGCTCCTGCACCGCCCATTCCTCATTGTCTCGAGTCATCGCTGGAGCAAAAGACTCATGAATCAACGGGGACATGAACGGTGTCAACACCGGCTTGGCAGCTGGATCGAACCACTGGTTAAACACCTGATAGGTTCGCACCCCCATAGCAACTGGAAAAACAGTAGGGGGCTTAAATCCAATTTTCTGCCGGTGGAACTCGACAAGCACAGTTGATGAAGCTTTCTCCCCAATAATTGATGCAACTTGGGGGATCGACAATTCC